ACCGGGCCTCCAGCGGACTGAGAGTGATCGGCACCTCGCCGCCGTCCTGGATGTCCCAGCCGCTTTCGATCAGAGCGAGTCGCATATCGGCAACGTATGGCGAGTAGACCGAATGCCCCATGTCTACCGGCGACATTGGCAACGGCAGGCGATCCTGCTCAAGCAGGTCATACCATTCCTGAATCAACAGGTCGTAGTATTGGGTGCGCATCGCCGACCCGCCGCCAAAGAAGTTCCGCATCCCGAGCGGGCTGGTGACGTTGCTGAAGTCGAAGTCCTGCACGCCATTGCCGCTGTAGTTGATCGCACCCCAAAACATCTGGCGATAGTCACGGCACCCGCTGGTAATCGGTGCCAGCCAGTGCATGGAGTAGCGGCACTGCCTGTTGACCTTGAACGCTGCGGCGAGCGATGTCGCTGTCGGATTTCCTTCGATCACCGGCTGGTGCTGGAGGTCGCCGCACAACGAAAACAGGCCAGCCATGTTGATGGGCTGCTCTGGAAAACGGAAAGCGATGCGGCAGTTGACGGGCGACTGCAAGAAAAGATTGACACATTTTCTTACGTTCGGCGCGTCAACGTAAAGCGTCTCGCAGGACGGCGGTGGCGACCAGCCTTCCAGGGCAAGCGTGAGATCGGCGTCGTCAGCGGAGATGGTCAGGATCATGTGATGACGTAGAGAGTGTTTGCGTCAGGCGTCAGGCCGTCGTAGGCCGCTTGGGTCAGCGAGACGATGTTGTCGATTCCCGTTCCGATCAGGGCGTAGTCCGTGGAGTTCCACGCTTTGCCTTCGCCCACCTTGCGGCGGCCGGTGTCGGTTTCGATGCCCAGCTCACCCTGGCGTAGCTGGTAGTTGCCTGCAGCCCAATCGGCGGCAGTCTTGGACCGGATAATCTTATCGTTAAAACGAAGTGGATCTGGAAAACTCATCAGCTCATTCCTATAAGGACGACGAACGATGCGGCGATTAGAAAGCCAAACACCGCAAGGAGTGCGATGAATACGACAATGGGATCCCGCTTCATCCCTTCACCGTGATGGTCATTGCCATGGTGGTCGCACCAACGACGACAGGGCACACGTAAGCAGTGCTGAAAAGTGCGTCGGGGATAGGGTGGACGCCGTCAGTGACCAGCGTCGTCACGGCATTCCCAAACTCATAGACTTGGCGTGGCGTCTGCCCGTAGTCCGGAGCTGCGTGCCAGTTGATCTGGGTGGCGCTGTTGGTGTTGGCGATGGTGATCACGCCGCCAGCCCAGCGGGAGAATGGGATGCTGCCCGAGGTGGTCGCAGCTGAGCTGTTGGCAATGACGACGGTATTGCCGCCCGGGCGTCGTTCAATGGCGTTCATCGGCCTTTTCCTTTAAGTGCATGCTTTTCGATGACCTTCTCTCGCAGCTCGCCCGCCTTGCTCTTCGGGTTCTTTCGCTTCAGACGGCGGACTTCCTCCTGGACAATCTTTTCGTTCAGGTTGGTTCGTTTTGGCTCGGCTGGCCCCGGGTCATACTCGTAAATGCCCTGGACCTGCAGGCGGCGTTTCTGGGCGACTCGCTTAATGTCGTCGACGCCGGAAACCCAAGCTTCCGGATCCTTCCAGCCTCGCTTGTCAGCCAGCCCGCCGACGTAGTACTTGCCGGAGATGTCTACGCCAGCGTCACGGGCCTCCTGGGCCACGTATTTGGCCTGCCGGGACGGCATGTCGTCTAGTTGCTGGTTGTTGTAGCGGCCCTCCATAAAGGCCCTGTCGGAGCCGAGGGAGCCTGGTGCGGTTCTGTAGGCGCACATCTCAGCCCATCGCTCGCCGTAAGGCAGGGCTTTGCGGTAGGTGTCGACGGCTTCCAATCCAAGGTCTTTGATGTGGCGGGGGATCATTCTGGCGGCTGCTCCTGGGGCGGAGCCTCCTGTGGTTGCGGGGGTGGTGGAACCATGTAGCGAGAAATATCGAAGTTCATGGTGCTGCCCCAGTCTTCCAGCATGGCGTTGAAGAGTTCTGGGCGACCTGCCTGCAGAAGCCCCTGGGCGACTGGCATAATGATCTGCATGGCACTGTTGAGGTTCTCCACCTTGGAGGCGATGTTCGGCTTGCGTGCCGACCCGGCCTCCACGCGGTAGGAGTACTCACGGACGATGGTGTCGGGGGCCTCCTGAAGGACGTGCATCTGCCACGCCTGTGCAGCCATTGGCCCGAGGAGCGGGGCGACATCTTGGGGAGAGATAAGCCACCGGGCCATCAGGGCTTCCTTGCGAGCCACCTCTGACAGGGCGTCTTCTAGCTGGTTTGCGTAGTCGTCTGGGCGTACGGAGATCTGCTCCGCCTTCACCTGCGCCTCTGCAGCTGATCTGAACTGGCTGCGGCTCATGCCGTAGATTAGCTCTGTCAGCCCCACTCGGCGGTCAAACAGTGCCGTCACCTCGGCAATGATCTGGTACATGTCCTGGGTGACGCCAGGCATCTGGAAGACGCTGATCACGTCGTTGACGCTGCGGCCAATAGCCTCTGAGATTTCGACGATTTTGAAGCCGCCTTCAGACTTTTCCAGGATTTTGGATTTGATGTCAGGGTCAGCGGCCTTTGCCACGCCGATCATGACCTGCGAAGACGTGGCGATGCGAGTCGCCAGGAAGCTCATGGCCCAGTTGATGAACCGCAGCTCGCCAATGGCGGGGCGGATCAGCGACAAGGGCCAGGAGTACCCGGGCTTGCCGTGCCAGGCCAAAAGGGTGAAGGGCCAGCCTCCAGGCTCAGTCCAAAAAGGGATAGGCCATTGAGCGGCCATAAACAGGCTTTGCGGAATGCCGCTCTCATCTACTTCTTCCTGGAGCATGGCCGGCGGAGCATTCAGCGGGAAATCAACCCCTTCGGCGACAACGATGTAGCAGTTTGGTCCGAGGGCGTCGAACTTGCCTCGCAGCTCCTTGTCGCCGTCTTTCAGCCGGTCCCCAAACCCGGTCTTGGAATAGATCTCCCAGTAGGTGACCAGGTCGTTGGTCTTGCCGTTCTTCTTCTTGTGTTCGTAGCCGCGCTCGTTTTCCTCAGACCGGGACTGGTAGCTCTCGGCGTGTCCCTTCAGGTCTTCCCTGTTGAGATTAAACTTGTTCGCCACGTAGTCGACGGGGTGGGTTCGGCGGCGGGCACACCACAGAATGTCTTCGTACTCGTCGGCGTCAGGGTCCCACACCAGGTTGTCGACGGTGTCGAAAAAGCTGCCAGCTAACTTCGTTTCGGAGCCAGTGGGCTGGTACAGCTCATGCCACCAGACTGAGCAGCCTTTGATGAAGGCTTCTTCCACAACCTTGCGAGAGTGCTGCTTAAGATTCAGTTCATTGGGGGTGTAGTTCAGGTAGTCTTCCAGAAGCTTGCTGACCAGCTTCCTCCGCTCCAGCATGAGCCCCTGCTGCTGGACCATCTGCTGGTACATCTGCATGCCCTGGTCCGGCATCATCACGGGCTGCCCGTTCTGGTCCATCACAGGTTGCCCGTCAGGCCCCATCTGCGGGGTAGGGGGCTGCGGGAAGATCCCGAGCATCTGCGGTGCGATGTTCGGGTACTGCTTCGGCGTCACCGTCCGGGTGGGGTTGCGGTGGTGAATGACGGCAGTAAAAAGCCTGACCGCCTCCCACACCCGGTTGACCTGCATCCTGAACTCCGGTGGCTCAATGCCACGGGAGTAGTGTTTGTAGTACTTCGAACCCCACATAGCGTCCGGATCAGACGCAAAGAAAGCCATCGCCTCTTGGGCGTCTTCCGTGAATGGCTTCTTGTGCTTCTCGGCAAGGCGGATTTTCTCCAGCCATTGCTTGGTGATTGGGCGCAGCGGGTTTTCTTCGGCCATTGAGATCTCCTACTAACTAGTGGCCTTTTTCTTTGGTTCGATTGCCGCAATCTTCTTCTCCAGCAAGGCGACTCGCTCTGAGAGGATTGAGATCCGGGGGTCGTCAGGGCGATGCTCCCACGCGCCTGTCTCCTTCCAGGCCGGGAATTCGTTGAAACCCGGGTCGTCTTTGTGGTGAACGCTGGGCTTGTCCGTGCCGCCGTAGCCTGGGGAAATCGCCCACAGTTCCAGGGCACGCCTGCCGACCTTGCTGACGAGAGCGATAGTGGGGTCAGCGTTCTCATGTGCGTAGAAGTACACCCAGTCGCCAAGGGACACTGCGGGCATTTGGTAGTCAGTCATTAGGGACTCCGATGGGGCCGAGGTTGACGCCTTTGCTGCCTTGGGATCGCTGGCGCCGTTTGCGATCTTCCAGCCACTTAACCCACCATGGGTCAGGGCCAAACTGCTTGGGTGGCCTGTGGTATCTGGGCTCGTAGGCACAGAGATACTCCAGGCACTGCACTGCGTGGACTTCACCCCGCGTCTGCGGGATGTCGGTGACAAACACCTGCCCGTTGACGCTGGTTGTCTTCTTCCTGTACCGCTTAATCTCTCTCTGGAGGTTTGGGCAGGAGCCGTCCAGGATCTTCAGCCTGGTGGACCCGTCGCCGCGTATGTGCAGCATCTGGCGAACCAGCGCCGTGCGTGCCGGGATGTCGTCGGAGCCAGGGATAAAGCCGTACCCCGTGACCTCGCTGCGGATCTTCCTTTTCTTCAGCTCCTCGGAGTACAGCTCATGCGGGAGCCGGCCGGAGCCAAGGTCTCGCAGGGTGCCGCCGTGCATGTCCAGGATGAAGGCCCGCATGTGCTGGTGCTTGCACTTCCGTTCAAACTCCTCGCCAAAGATCAGGGCGTTACAGTTGCGAAGGTACAGCTCGTCGTAGACCAGGAGCATCGATTCGTCCGGTGGGACGGCGCCGAATACAGCGGCCATTACCGCGTGCCCCGGGTCGATGGCGACGTACTTGGTCCACTCCTCCGGGACATTTGGCAGGTCGGTACGCGGCAGGATGTGGACCGACTTGTTGAAGTTCGGGTACATCAACGTCGACTCGGTGGTAAACTCGCCCTCGGCACGCATGCGGAGTTCGTCAGCACCCAGGGCGCTCCACCGTTCGATGTTCTTCTGCTTTTCCTCCTGGTCGATATGCGCGTTGTCCAGGAATCTCAGGACGAACTTAACGATCAGCGGCTTTTCCTTGCCGCTCTCCACCTCCTTCTCCGCACGTTCGCACAAGCCAAGTAAAGCGTCATTCTTGGAGTGCGGCATAGCCGACCAAACAAACCGGCCCTTACGATCAGCAAGGCGGGCCAGCATTTCGCCCACCCAGGTCTCGTTGTTAAGGTCCTCGTCGATCCAGATAAAGTCAGCCTGAAATCCTTGCGGCGGCTCGCCCTCGGACGAGTAGAAGTAGATCGTCCAACCGTTTGTCAGCGACACCTTCTGGGCGTAGCCTGCGCTCTTCAGCACCCAGGAGGTCTCTTTGACGTAGCGAGGCGGGATAAGCGGAGGGGCAGGCTTTGACTCTGCCCGGCGTGCTTCGTCTTTGCCGGGCCGGTAGGACCTCCACTTGCCGGTCTCTTCGTCTTTGATGATGCGGTACGCTCCGGCCTTAAAAAGGGCGGGGTAGCAAACCATGCCGATGTGTGGCCAGTTCCTGCCGACGATGACGAGGTTGCCGTCTTCCTTGGGGAACTTGCCGTACGGGTCCTGTCCCGTTGCTGCGCGGGCCGCCTCAACGGAGACGCAAAGAGTCTTGCCGCCACGGTTGCCGCCGAGGACTATCCGCTCCGACGCCATGCACTCATGGAAGGCTGCTTGGTGGGGCATGGGCTCGTACAGCCTCAGGGCTTCAATGCGCCGCTCATGCAGCTCAGCCTGCACCTCCTTGAGCTGCGACAACGCATGTGTCGACAGTTTGATCTCAGGAGGCTCAGTGGGTTTTTTTGGAGGCGGTATCTGAGGATGCTTTTTCACGCCACTCGCCGCACCTAGTCTTGTGGCTTGTCAGCGGGAACTCCGTCAGTCCGCTGTTTCGCTGTATCGTCGGCGGATACCTGTGGCACTCCCCCAGGACCTGGGATACCTTTCGCCAGTGCTGGCAATTTTCGCACATCCGTAGCATTGATTGTGAACGCAGCCTCCATAAGACGTTGTTGCAGCTCCTCTTCCAGCTCGTCCTCGGACCACAGCGTTAGCGGCTTCTTGGCACCGCCCATCGCTGTATTGGCGCTGACCAGCCGGACTACCGTGTCCAGCATCTTTGTCCTAAATGCCCCGCCTGTTGGGGCGTCGTAGAACTGCTTCATGTAGGCGTTTGCGAATCCTCGCACACCGCCGAAATACTCCATCATCACCTCCAGCAGCTCGGAGGAGTGAGGGATGTTGGCGCCGCCGATCCTGGCCGAGGTGACGAACAGGTCGATGGCGCCCTTTTCGATCTCCGTTAGCTTGTGGTTGCGGCGCTTTTCCCGCCGCTCACGCTCATGTTTCCTGCGGCACACCTTGCACCGCGCATGGAAGCCGTCCTTGGACCTGTGGAAGTTGTCAGTGTTCTCGGGCAGCTTCTTCTTACACTGGATGCAAGTCCGCTCGTTCGACATATTCCTGCAGCTCCTGCGGCATCTTCAGGGACACAACCTTGGCTTTGTTGTTGTGCCCAGACTCCCACGTAGACTTCAGTTTCTCTCCGACGCTGGCAGCATCCATAAGGACGGGCTTGCCGACGCACTTGGGCTTCCAGTGCCCAGCCCACGCATCCCAGTTGCAGAGAACGGGGTTGTAGCCAAGCTCCGTTGTCCCCGAGAGCGACAGGTCCCGGGTCATCGTCACGTCTTCTGTGGAAGCCTTTTCTTCGGCGTACTTGCTCTTCCATTCGTAGTAGAACCACGGATGGTCGTCCTCTGACTGCGGCTCGGTGATGTCAAAGCAACGCATGTCGTACATAATCAGGCCGGTAGGCAGGGCAGCGCACTCCTGGACGCCTTCCATCTTTACCGCCGTATTGCGGTCGTACATCTCCAGCTGGAAGTCTGGGTTCGGATGTTCAGACTGCTGGTTCTGCCAGCGGAAGACGTACACGCATTCGTTGGGAGGCGGGCCGCAGTACGGGGCGCCGATGCACACCGGACCCTTGGCGTAGTGTTCGACAATGTAGTCAAACGAAGACTGGAAGAACGGCTTAGCCTCGGGCGAGCCGGAGTTGATGTCCGGCTTCATATCGCTGTCGATCATCACCAGTACGTCGACGCCAAACTCCCGGGCCATCAGAACGGCCCGGTTGCGAGTCATGGTGATGGGGGTGTCCGCAAGGTTCCACACGCGGACGTTTTCGATCCGGGGGTCCTTGTGAATCTCCGCAATTAGCGGAACCATCCACTCACGGATGTCTGGGACCTCGGAGGAGATTCCTCCGTTACCGCCGTACGAGAAAGTGCAAAAGCCGACGTTAAACTTAGGGGGCTGCATGGTCTGCCTTTTACGGGGTGCGGGCGAGGGCATTGTATACCCTACATAAACAATCCGGCAAGCGGATTCTGCCACCCGTTGTTAACCATTTGCCCCGCCTGCTGCCACAGGGTTGGGAAGTTTAATTGGGGGGGCTGCGGGGTCGGGGTTCCAAAGCTCATCTGCTGCCCGAGCGAGTTGTTTATGCCGGCAATAAAGGCGTCCCGCTGGCGAAAGTCTGGCATGCCTTGCGGTGTCATCGGCGTTGGCATGACAAACGATTGGGGCGGGGCGTAGTTTGTCCTGATTTGCGGAGCCCCAGGCGCTTGGCTCGGCATTCCCGGACCTCTTTGATAGCGGTCTTCAACTCCATCCCTGTCGGAGTCAACAAAATCCGCAGTCATGGCGATGTCTGGCGGGAGGTTAATTCCGTGTCCGTACTCCGGTGGTCTTGGAGGAGCCTGGCGGCTCTGCGGGGCAGGGGGCTGCTGCATTCCGCCGAATGTCGATATGTAGTTAGGTTCCAAGCGGCCGTCGGGGGTCCGGAAATATCCCGGAGGGGCCGACTGCCGATCTGCAAGTTGCTGCTCTAGCCTCTCCCTGGCTTTGGCGTTGCGTGGGTCGTCCCATGTGCCGGATTGTTTCAGGCGGTCGATTTCCCTCTGCGTCGACCTGCCGTCCTGAACCGCTGCAGGCGAGCCGCCGATCATCACGGACCCCTGGGTCGCACCCCGGGGAGGCTGCGCCATCGGCATCCTCTCCATGGGAGAGCTGCCAGGACCAGAGTAGCCGTAGGACCGGGCCTTATCCATCGGCGAGCTGCCGGCGTTCCTAGGGGCGTATGCCGAGTAGTCGCCCGCTGACTGGCTGCTGCCAAACTGCTGCTGAGCCGGCTGCGGAGCGTTTTGCTTTGGTGGCTCCGCAAGCTGCCCCTGCTGGCGGTCTGGAGACTTTGGCGCCGCGCGGCCAAAGGCAAAAGAACCAGGGTTCTTCATGAACGGATTGCCGTCCGCCGTGTAGCTGATGCCAGGTCTCATACCCAGATCCTCCCTTTCCTCTGCGCCCTGCCGATGTCTGTCATCCGCTGGGCGTGGGTGCGTCCATCGTTCTGCTGCATTGCCTGCTGCGTGGCGGTCTTGCGTTGTTCCTCGCCTTGCCGCTTCACGGCGCCGACCTGGCTTCGGCGTTCACGCCACGCATCCATGGTCGGGGCTGCGTTGACCTTTGGTATGCCAGTCTGCGGCTGCATGGCCATAACTGGCCGGCTAGCCTGCTTGCTCCGCCAGAAAGACTGGTTGTCTAGCGACTTCTGCGTGTACTCCTTCGCCTGCTCCATTCGCTCTGGAGAGGTGTCGACCTCGGGGAGTTCTGGGTTGGGGTTCCACGTTTTTGGCTTGTAGCCGTAGTAGTTCCGCATGGCAGCGCCGCCGCTCATCAGCGTTTCGTACGCGGCCTCAGATCCAGCGAAGACACTCATCGGTCCTCCTGCTGGTCGGCGACGGCGTCAGTGCCAACCCCAGTGCCGTAGATCATCCGCAGACGCTCCATGTCGTCCATCGATTCGTACTGCCTGACAGCATCAATGAGCTGTCGGATGTACTCCAGGTTTTGGATTGCTGATTCCATCTATGAAAAGGGCCTCTGACCAGTTGCCCAGCCAGAGGCCCTCCCCCGTAAGCCCCCTTGGGGCAATGTCAACTGCCAACCAGGCCGTAGGATTGGAGGGCAGACTTCAGGGAGGCGAAGTCCGTCACGGCAGCCGACGTAGCCTGCGCTGCCGGCGTTGTCCCGAAGAACCCGACAGACCCTGCCGATGTGCCAACAGTAAGCGCGGTTCCACTAGCGGTGACGTTTGAGACAATGTTGCCAACCTTTGCGCCAACGGATTGGTCCGCCAAGCCAATGATGATCTTGTTTTTATCGCTCATTGGCTAGCTCCCGATCTTTACGAACACCAGGGCGTCGTCGTCGGCAGCAGCCGCAGACGAAACCGCGTAGCCCACAAGGCCGAGAGCCACCGCAGCCTCGGTAGCGGTCGCCGTGACGGCCTTACCGCCCGTCGCCGCGTTCGTCGCACCGCCAGCAGCAGCCGTGTTGGCAGCAAGCAGGTCGCCGACAGCAACGGCCTCGTCGACCGTCAGCTCCGTGGGGCCGTCGATGGTCACCCAAAACACGTCGTTCGACGCAACGCCGGCCGCCGAGAGATGCTCGTCCGTGACGCCAGCCGCCCGGGCGTTGGTGGTCCGCGTGTACTGATCGACAGCAGAGAAGCTGCCGGACACAAACTGGACCAACCGCTTTCCGTACAGCGTGGTGCCGGAGCTGTTTCGCACGGCAACGCAGGTCTTTACCCGATTGCTGCGGACCTGACCCGTCGTCGGATCAACGTCAGGGAACTGCTTTACAGCACCCACCCAGCCAGTGCCGTCGCTTGCGGACGAAACGCCAAGGGTCTGCCCCAGGGCGAACGGCGGATCAACAAGAAGACTCATGTGAAACTTTCCTTTTACTTAGGCAAGAGAGGCGAGTTTGAAGAAGTTGCGAGGCGACTTAAACTTTAGGTTGCCAAGGTGGCTGACCACGTAGCGGTATTGCTGCGTGATTTCGTCGTAAAACGGCCCCTCACTCGTAAGGAGGTTGCCCTCCATGCAGAGGAGTTCGATGTTGCCCACCGCCAGGCCATAGCCCGTGTTAGCAGGAACAGAGTTCTCTCCCGAGATTTCAACGCCGTCCAGCTCAAACACATCCGTGAAGCCGTAGCTCCGCAGACCGTTGGTGCGGCTGACGATCACCCGCTCCTTGGCATCCAGGGCATTGAGGAAGTCGATGAACAGTCGACGGTCCAGGAGGACCATGTCGATCTGGTCTTCCTGCGAATCATTTCGGCGAGTCTGGTGGATCGCCTCACGCACCGCCTTGGTGCAGTTGGCAGACCAACTGGTGTCACCAAAGTAGGAGCTGGTGTAGTTGCAGATCACCGGCGAGAAGAAGTCGTACTCAGGATCCGCTTCGCCGTTTGGCCAGACGCCGGACACCTGCGAGCCGCCGTACGCACCGAGCGTGGTCGAAAGACCAGCGTAGGTGTCGTTCGGATAGCCGAAGGGGTCTGCGGCGTTGGCAGTCCGCTGCGTGCCGTCCGAGATATTCACGGTGCCGTTCGTTGCCATGAACGATTCGATACCGTGGAACTTCAGCTCATTGCCGGCACCGTAGCCGTCCTGAACCCACTGCTTGGCGAGGTGCTGCTGGATGCTGGTGATGAGCCGGCTGCTCATCTTGCCGGCGACGTTAACCAGAGCCTGGGCGCTCCGATTTTCCAGCATTTCCTTCTTGTAGATGGCGTCAGTTACCTGATAGCCCCTGTATTCCAGCTCCAGTTTTTTGAACAGGTTCTGGCGAGCGAAATTGCGAGGAGTTTCCCCATTGTTGCCCTGCGGGCTGTGGTTCCGGTACTGGATTTCCCAGTCAAAGCCACGGCCTGCCATGTTCATGCGAACCTGGCCGCTGCCCTCCAGAGCTGCGAACAGCTTGTACTTGCGAAGGCATGCAATCTCCTCCTCACGGAGGTGATTAACAATGGTGGTGGCAATACTACGTGCCCAATCAGTCGAACTAGCCATTAGCTAAGACTCCATCTTCTGCGAGTTGGTTTTTAAGGCGATCCTCAAAAGTCAGCCGTTGCTTAGGGGCACGCGGCTCAGCGGCTCCGGCGGAACGGTTAGGCACCCGAGTCGCACGCTCTCGGAGGAATGCCATGTTCGATTGCTCAACGGGGTTCTGCGGAGGGGCCTGCGTAGGCGGAGGTGCCTGCTGCATCTGCTGGTATCGCAGGTTCAGGAGGTCTCGCTGCAGCATGCCGGTGGCATACTTCCAGCGGGCTTCCGGCGTCTGGATGCCGTACTCCTGAGCCTGAGCGATGTACGCCTGGATGGCCTGCCCTTCACGGCTGATGTTGCCGGTCTGGTCATAAAGCCAATCGGCGTTCTGCTCTTCTAGGGACTGAACGTAGTTCTGGGCCTGATAGCCGCCCAAGGCGCGGTTGACTAGCTCCTCGGCCTTCTTCGTAGCCACCTGCTCCACAAAGGGAGAAAGCGTGGCCTCCGGATCTGTCACCAGCTTGCGAGCGAAGTCTGCGGTGTACGCCTGGTAGTCCCGGAGGGCCTGCTGTGCTTCAAAAGGCGCATCTGGTGCGATCACCTCCCTTCCGGTTTCTGGGTCCCGTACGATGTAGGAACGCCAGGTCTCTTTGACCTGTGGTGGGTTCCACCACTTGGGCGGCTCTTCAGGCTGAGCGGGCTTGTTCTGGCTGGAGAGCCACTCCTGGTACTTCTGCGCGTTTCGCAGGTACTCCTGGGTGGCAGGCATCATCTGCTGATACTGCTGCAGCTGACGCTGGGCTTCCTGCAAGCCCGTGTGGGACTGGTACAGGTTGCGAGCGATAGCAACGTCATCCTGGCCCTGAAAGTCCGGCAACGCCTTAAAGGCGTCGTACACGTTGACTTGCGGCGCAGGCTCTGGCTGCGGTGCCTCCACCTCTGGGGCATCGACAACTTCAGGTGCTTCGACGTTCTGGAGATCTTCTTCTGACATAGTCTGTAGCTCCGGGGATCACGGGGGTGCTTACTGACTACTGTCCTGAATGTT